CAATGCCGGATAAATGATGGTGCCCTTTGGCAATCCGGTCTGATTTTGCGCAAACCGCAGCGTTAACGTGCCAGCGTCGTAGTTCGCTTGATCCTGGCAGGTGAAAAACGTGTTGTAGCACTTGCGCGGGAACAATCCGCCAAGCGCCGCCGTGCATGGCGCGCTGCCATAGGTCCGGCTGCAATAATCAATGTCGATTTCGACTATTTGCAGCGGCTCTTTCTTAAGGCTCATCGTACAACCTCATTTCCAGAGTTGCTGACATATAGTCCTTTATGCCCATGTTCTCCGGTGCCAGCGCGCCGCCTGACCTCCAGGCATAGTAGAAATCGCCGTATTTCGTCGGACGCCATGCCCAAAAGAAGCCGCCGCCCGCGTTGAAATGGTTCTGAAACGCCTTCCACGTTGCCCCGCGAAATGTAGTCGGCAGAATGTGCGTAAAGCTGGCGTTGGCTGTCGATGCCTTCTTAACCATGCTAGAGCCTAGCAAGTGCCCGCCTTCGGAGACGTTGGATTGCAGGGCAACTTCTGTTGGCGTGATGGGCGGCTTGTAGCCCTGATATATACGCTGTTCCACCGTCAACGGGTTGCCAACAAAGACCACGCCCGCTGTCGCGACTTGTGCCGCCGTTGCAGTGTTGAAATATACCCGCCAATAACGAGCATTTACGGTTGGGAAGTACCAACCGATTGCCTGATTGTCTGTTGGTGTGGTAGCCGCCGCAGGGGCAGTCCATGATCCAGCGAGCCCGGTCGCGCTGTAACTGGTTGTCATTGTCGCGGAAATATCCGCCGCATTGTGCGCTGCGATGGCCACAAAGGAAACATCCATGGCAGAGCCTAAATCCACCTCAATCGCCGCATCGCCGCTGGCGTGTACCGTTGCTGACCATTGGTCAAACGTGGTTCCCGTTCCCGCGTAAGCCGCCGAATTGATCTCTGTCCCCAAATTGGTTGACCACGTGCCGCTTGCCCCTAGGTTATCCCAAAGAATAAGCGGGTTATTAGACGTGCCAGCCGCAGCCAACGCCGCGACGGTTGTCGCCTGAATTAGTATCGTCATGCGGCAAACATAGGACGAATACCCCTATCCCCAGCCTCGTCAATCAGCTTGTCGAATAGGCTTGACAATTGGCCCCCTGAAATCAGGTCGTTGGGTTGTAGTCCCTGGATCATAACGTCCAATGGCCTAGGTGCCGCCGCCGCAGCAGCCGCACCGCCCGCGCGCCCGCCGCCTGAAGCCGAGTTTGCGCCGCCGTTGGCATTCACGCCCGCAATGGTGGCAACGCTCGCCAAGCCGTTCGCAATGACTGCTGCCGCCGCCGCGAAGTTGGCGGGGAATGGGATGGTGCGCAGCGCATTGGTTGCGCCAACATAGGTGTTAATTAGCGCCTCTGCGATGCCAAACGCCTTGGCAATGCCCGCGGTTTTCTTGCCGCCTGCCTGGGCCAAGTTTGCCAGCGCACCAAACAGCGAGCTTGTCTGCCCTAGCATGGTGTTACGCTTGGCCGCTTCAATAGCCGTGATCTTGTCGGCGGTATCCTGGTTGATTTGCGCAATCGCCGCGCCGTGTTCTTGTGCGCCGATCAATTCCCGATTGCGCGCCTCTTCGATAATGGCAAGCCGTTCGTTGTTGGCCAGCATTACCAATTCATTCTCGGTCATAAGGCTCTCTTGCACGCGCTGCAATTTCGCCGCGAAACCATCGTCCTTTGCATTCGGGTCCGTCCCGTCAACAGCGCCGTCTTTCTTGCCGCCTCCGAAGATGTCGCCAAGGCTTAAATGCTTGGAGTTTACGCTAGACAGTAGCGCGTCCATTTTCGCAAGGGCATCGTTCGCGGCCCCTATCTTATCAGGCCCCGCCATTTCCTGAAATGCAATGCCAGCACTTTTTGCAGTCGCCAGCAATTCCCGCGCTACATCAATGCCAAACTTTTCTTGGATTATCTTGTTAAGGTTTGATCCGTTGAATAGGTCTCCAATTTTCAGTATAGCCAGCCCAAGCTGCTGCACCATAAACGGCCCTAGGCTTGCGAACAAAACCTTTGCCGTTGATATTACTATCCCGAATGCTTTGCCAAAGCCGCCCGATGCAGTCACTAGCCGAGAAAACTGATAAACAAGCTCGCCAGCCGCTACTATGACAATACCAAGCCCGGTGCGAACAAGTGCCCACTTTAGAGCAGTCAGAGCCCCTACAAATGAGAATGTAGCAGCCCTCGCTATAACAATGCCAGCAACCCACTTACCGGCAAAGAACGCCGCAACAGTGCCAGCCGTGGTTAGCAGCCGGTCCATGTTGTTTATGACGGTCTCGGCAAAGTCTACCGCCACATCCTTCATCGCACTAAACGCCCCGCCCAATTCACGGGCGAGAGGCGCAAGGCTTCCAAGGATAGGGCTTAGGTCTTTGCCGCCTTTCTGCACATCAGTCAGGACGCGAACCAACGGCACGCCGATAGCCACAACCGCGCCCATTGCAGCGCCAAGGATACCAAAGCCGCCGAGTAACTGCGGCAACTGCTGGCCAAGCGCGACACTGGCGGATGTGCCAGCGCCAACCTGGGTTGCAAAGTCGCCAACCTGGAAAGACATGTTTTGCACGCTGCGACCGAAGGCATTATTGCCCCTAACCTGCCTGGAAAGCTGGCGAGAGTGGCTGCCTACGGTCCTGGACGCCTTGTCGAATGCTGCTGAGTTTTCATTGGCCGCCCGCCTGACACGTTCGAATCCTGCAACGGCCCCGGCAGTGTCGGCGGTAATCTCGACTTCGACTTTAGGCAGCGCCATCTAATGCATACTCCCAAAGCTCATCAACATCAGCCTTCGTCAGTTTCCCGGCATAATCGCCCGGCCTGCTTTCGCGGTGAAACTCGTGGAGCGCGAACCACTCAGGCATGGTCATTGCCCAAAACTCGCTGGGCTGGATGCCCCATGAATTTGCATGCAAGTATAGCGTGGTCCAGTCGATTTTAACACCGCTTAGACCGCCTTCGCCTTTTTGGACACGGCGCGGCCCTCTGGCTTTTTTCCGTCTTCGTCCGCTGGCGAAACCGCCGTAATAATGGCTTGCAACATTGGCAGAGTTTCCTTGCCTTCATTGTCTGCCATATCGGCCATCAAGTCCTTATAAACCTGATCGTCATTCACGTCCTTTGCGCCTGCCGCCCGCAGGAACTCGCATATCACATAGGACAGGTCGAATACGGGGAAGCGGTTTTCATTGGCCCGCTGGATCATGTCCATTATGGACACTTCCCGATCAATGCGGCGCATCAATGCCATGGAAGGGGTAAGCGTGTACTTAACCCCATTCCACTGCATGGACATTTCGCGAAATACTCCGGTCATTTTCTTATCTTTCGTTCGCGATGATTAGGAAAGTGTCACGGCCCCGGATGATTGAAACGATGCCGTAAACGTCGCCGGGTCGCCGCCTTCCGCGCCCTCGCCCTGAAAGCTATTCATAAAGAACGAACCGGCCAGCGTGCCGACGCTCTGAATGGCGAACTGCAACAAGTGCAAGGATGCGCCGCTTGCTGTGTTGGCGGCAAGAGAGACGAGCGTCGAATCGGTCAGCACACCCTCAACGGTCATTTCGACTTGTTTGGTGGCGATATCGTCCAGCAACGTCACAACGCCCACATCATCCTTGTCGGTGATGTCGATGGGCTCATTGTTGATTGTGAAGCTGTCCGTTCGCGCGCCCGCAATGACTGCCGGGGTTGCGGCGGCTGATGTAAGGTACTTGATCCGCATTTTGCGGCCCGCTGCTGCTGCCATGATGTAGCCTTTCCATGCAAAGAATGCCGCCCGTTCTTGGCGGCGCAGTTATCCGCGCGAAGTTACGCGAAATTCCAATAGCGCCCGATGCGTTCTGCCATCGGTCGAAACGTCAAAGGCCATACCCTCACATTCGGTGCTGATATGGCCGGGAAGGTCTGGCAAATCTTGCCGCTGCAACAGCGTGTAGACCGCCGCCGCAAGGGGCTTGATAGCCAGTTCGCTGGTCGTGCGGTGCCATACGTCAACCTGTACCGTGGCATCGCTGCCGCCTTCGTCCTTATCCGGCAACCCCGCATCCCCTGGAAATGAAATGGTGATGTAGGGGAAATATGCAGGATCTTCCGATTGCGGGATTTGCGGGCTTGCCTGCGTGTATATCGCGGCGTTGACGCCTAGCGTTATCGTGCCGCTGGTGTCGCCTTCTAGTTCCAAGTCGCCGCTGAAATCGCCTTCTAGCTCTAGGTCGTCAAACGGCACAAGCGAAGTATGCGAGGATGACATAAGCGCCGCCAAGGATGCGGTGTTGAGTGCGGAGAATATGGCAATTTGCAGTTGTTCAGGTCGCACGGCGCACGGCCTCCGCTATCGCGTCATTGATCCGCTTTTCGTACTTGGGCCGCATCTTTTCGATTGCCGGACGCCATGCCGGACGCGGTGCAATCCTGCCCCGCCCGTTTGTCGATCCGTATTCAAGCGCCGCAGCATACTCTATCGCGTTGAACACCCTAACCGATGCCGGGCCATCCTTTTTAAACAGCGTGCCGCCCTGAAGCCGCCCTGTGTCTGTCATTGGCGCTTGCCCCGGTGCGCTGGCTTGGTGCGTCCTGTTGGGCTTGTACTTGCGATAGGTACGCCCGCTCGCTGGCCCGCGCTGGTATCGCTTGATAATGTCACCGCGCAATTCCAGTCCGGTTGCGTTTACCACGTCATCCAGTGCGCCGGTCATGTCTTGGCCTAGGCGTTCCAACCCGGCAAGCATTTCGGCCAAGCCGTGAACTTCCATTTTAAGCGTTGCCATTAGACCGCATCCTTAGGCAACCAACTCCGCGCCGAACACCATTCTGTGCCCCATGGAAATTCCAGGCGAGCGACAATTACAATGGCACCTATTTTCACTGCTGTTGATTCCGGCACCCTGAGTTTAAGCAATGCCCAAATCAACGCCGTTGCCAATTTGGTCCCGAAGATTCGGCAAGGAACCTTCAATTGAACACTAGTGCCAGCCATTAGATTGCATCCCCTAAATCCAGGTCGATTTCTAGCCAGCGGTCCATCAATTCCAGGTTGTTAACGAACCGGATTTGGTAGCTGCGACCGCGAATAACGGCCTTCTTGGTCTCGTCAATGTTGGCATCATACCGGCAAACTATGCGCCAGCTTGCCGATGCTTCCGTTCGCGCGCTGGCATAGCGTTCGCCGCCTGACATGGCTTTAACATGCGCCCGATCCGGTGCGCCGCTAATGGTTGACCATGTTTGCGTAA